CTGTCAGGAATCTTCGACCCACGAGCAGAGGCCGAGAAAGGGTTCGCAAGTGAGTGAACTTGTTCCACATCCTGTTGAGAGGTCGTGAAACCAGCCAATCCTCTTGAATTCTTGCTCGGTTTCCCAGTAGTGTACTGCAATTTCTTGGTGTTACGCTTGGTTTTGGTAGGTGCCATTGGATTTACTAGTGTTGTTGTTGTTATACTATGTGAGAGAATGAGATTTTCAAAATTGTTAGTGATATTGATTGATTGTGTGTAGGTGGTTGTTGATTGATATCTCAAGCACGGCCGGGCGTGATATTGAACAATCGAACTTGCGAATTTCATCTTCCACGATGATTTGGTTGTCAGGTGGGATGTTAAATGCTAAGTAGAAGGACAAACGTGTTGCATCAGTTGGTATACGGTATTTCGGTACCATATTTCTTGCTAAGAATTGCATGCCAGTAGTGAATTCCGAGATACGCTCTTGTTCCTGGAATTCAATCATACTTTTATAAAATTCATTGAAGATGGGCATGTCACCCGCTAGTGACAGACCACACCAACCAATTGCATCACGAAGATGCCGCATGGTATCAACGTCAGTTGATCCTTTTAGGGATAGTGAATCTTTATCAAGACACACCCGGGGGTCACGTACAAATCTGTATTGTTGTCCATCAAATACTGGTCTCGCCTGACAGAATTCGACTTCCTCAATGACAGAAGCAGTGCCCTCCAACTTCATGGTGAATCCAAATTTAAGAAAATAATCCTTAAAGTGGTCCAGCACCAGTGAAGCATCCCCGCCTTCTACAATTAGCACACCATCATCACCGTCATTCATATATTCATAAGTCTGAATGCCGATATGAGCCATAAAGGAATATGTCATGCCACACATAGTCAAGCAGTTACCCATTGCAGTGTCCATGTCACCAGACATTCGGATACCATTCAATTGATATTTGTAACCACCTTCATTTGTGCGCATAAAGCACGAGTTTACTCGTCTAAAACCATTAAGACGATGCAATTCTACGCGATCCATAGCGATTTTCTCCTCAACATGGTGTTCCCACTTAATCACGTCTCTTGAAACATGTTGATCAAATCGCTTCGCGTCCAACAGAATTGCGACGGGGGTGTTGAAGCGTTTCCACTTCTCTTCTAGTATTAGTCCCCGCTCACTCGCGTTTAGTCCTTTCATGACTGTCGTGCTACCAAATATTGCCGCGATGCCACGGAATATAGGTTTCTCCATAGGTTTTAAGTGTACCCCAATAGCAACATTGAATCTGGCTGATCTGGGATGGATGATCCTTGGACAAGGATCACCCTTCCGGGTAAGATTCGTCTTCTCATCCTTAATGAATGGCATGATATAGGCATCTTTCCTTGTAACGGGATTGAATTCTAAATCACTAGCGACTTGAGCATACATACTACGTTTCCTACCCACATAAGTATCGACGAATTCATCCGTGGACATTGTAGGTACTCTTCG